CAACTTCAGGTTGTACAGCTCGCGGCTGATGCCTTTGGCGCGTTGCTCGCTGGTGAGGTTCAGGCGCGCGGTGACTGGGAGGTAGACTGTAGCCATGTCTTAATAAATCGAGAAATACCCGTTGATGTCTGTCTCTATGCCGGTGCGGTTGCTGGATTGGTCGGATGGGTAAATGATTAATTCCTGCCACACTCCGTTATATTCCAATGCAGGAATTGGGCCATCTCCAATTGTGCTTTCGGATGTATCTCCACGCCCTGCGTTTGTTCCTGTTGCAATGGTCCCGTTGATATAAAGTGAAGTCGCAACGGAATTAAATTCGTGTTTTGAAAAAGCAAGGAATTGATTACTAATGGTTGTTGCGCCACTAACGTCATCCAATGTAATGCCATCAAAAGTTCTCGCTGTCAATGTACCTGCAGTTCTGCCGTATGACCAAGACATTGTTTCCGTACCATCCGTAAAGTTCATTAACAAATTGTCGTTTTCATCAGGACGAGCGACACCTATTGCAGAGTGAATTTCGTTGGTGGTTGGGTTGATAAAGTTGGAAATAATAAAATGCTGAGCCGACCCATTGAAATCAACCGCAGGCTTGCCGTTCTCGGTAATTATTGCCGTGCCGTTGTATATCTGCGGCTGTGCGCTCGCCGTGCTTTGGGTCGCGTTGTTCGAGCCCGCTTGGTCGTACCACGTGACCACGTAGCCGTTAGCGCTGCCGCAATGCGTGGCAATCGACGCGGTATCAAGGTCACCATTACTGTCGAATCCAATGTCGGTCTCGGTATCGCCGCTATCCTCACGGATGCGCATCGCGTTGCCTGTGTAGTCCTTGTCTAACAACCTCACACTGTACGCCGCCGCCGCACCGGTGTAGGTATCCAGCAGCTTGTCAGGCGTGGCGCTTACAAGCGTTCTAATGCAAACTATGCTGACGTTGCCTGTGCTGCCTTGCATGAACGCATCGATGACAGCTTGCACCGTAGCGCGGGCTGTGTCGTCATACGGTCCAAGCGGATACACCTGGAACTGACCTAGCGAAGTGGGGAAGCTGGTGTTTGAGATGTACAGCGTACGGCGTACCGTATCACCCGTAACAGTGTCATCGTCCCAGTCTGGCACATAGCCACCGCCCAAAGCTGTGTTGATGCCTTCAAAGTATTCGACGACATGCCCAGCGGTCTCCAATGCCGTCTTGGTAGCCACAGCGGAACTGTGCTGCGCGTTGGCGAAGAACGGTGAGTTGTTGTTGGTGGTCTGCGCCTGCGCACGGCTAACGGCAAGCGTCAGGTCTTCCGCCTGGTATCCAAACCAACTCAAGAAAATGATGAGGTCTGCTGAACCAACATTGCCGTCCTGGTCGAAGTCGCCCACAAGACCATTGGCGAAGTACACGCCTGTCACGTTCTGATCGTCACCGATAGCGCTGGCCAACATCTGCAAGGCGTCCAGCGTGGCGGTGCCTGCGCTGTGCGTGATGCTCTCTACCGGAAATTCAAGTATGCTGGTTTCGGCACTGTTGCCACCGTCATCCTCGCGCACGATCAGTGTGCCACCACCACCGCTTTGTATCGTAGCGGTATTGCCTACGATGGTTACGGTACCATTGGAGAACACCAGCTTGTTGACCGCACCCGTGGGTGTGCCGTCCACCTCTTCGACGGTGAAGGTGTTACCTGGAAACTGTGATACGACTTGAGCGGTACCGGTGCGCTGTATCCGTACGTCGTAGGTCTGCTCCAAGACATACACCCGTTGGTCGGGGTCGAACTGTATGTCGGAAGTATCGAAGTCGATAGACTGCACCTCCACGTTGCTTACCGTTCCGCTCACGCGATCTAGCGCACCGCGTACGGCGATACCCAAGTTCATGCCGGTTTCGTAGTCGTCGCTGACGCAGTACAATTCTACGCGCGCCGTGTCCAGTTTCGACGTGGCGTTCTTGGTGCCGCTGGGTGTGGTGTCCGTTACCGTGTAGACGATGAACGGCGTATCGACGTCTTGCTGTGCCAGCTCCGGGTAGATGCGGTCCGCGCAGATAGCGCCTACGTCAGCGCTGTCCTTGAGCAGCTTGTATATCGCTTTGCCTGTTTCCATTACAGTTTGTACTTATCGAAGACCTGACGATACTTCATAATCATAAGGCGCTCCATAGCTGGGCGCAAGCGCGCCAGTGCTGGTGCAATCTTTCTATATGTTGGACTGTTCACCGTTTTCCTTCTACCACCAATACCGCCGTCCTCCGTCCACTGTGCAAAGTATCCGTCCATCCTTATTGCACCACCTTTCCGCGGACCAACGAATACATTAATACGACTGCCGCGGCTATTGCGTACACCAATAGATCTGCGCAAGGTGCCGCTAGGTATTGTCTTCTCAATTTGTCCTTCGCCTTTCTTTGCTCTTCCCGGGCCTGGTGTGCCTTCGTAAACGTTAAAGTCTTTACCACTGCGCGGTATTTGCGGTTTGATTTTGCGCGATGCCATACGGCCAATATCGCGGTTACTCTTGCGTAGCTCTTTGGCCATCTCTTTCGGGAAGGCACCAATGCGACCGACCTGCTTCATCAGCTCGTCCAAGCCTTGCACCTTGAAATCATCTGCCATCCGTTCCTTTCTCTTTGCAGAAGATGCGCAAGCCGTCACGTCGGCCTATTTCCTCAAAGCCTAGTATCTCATATTCCCGCGACTCAAATACTATCTCATCGTCTTGGCTGATGCTCAAGCCAGCTACGTCGTCGGTGGGGTTGGGATGCCGCACCACAAACGTTACCGAGCGCTCCGGGAAGATTTGGTAAGCTTTCATGCTTTCTCCCGCACTGCCTGCGTAGATGACCTCCGCCCACATAGCCGTGTCGGTGGTAGCGCTTACCGTAGGCTGTCCATAGTCGTCTTGGGTCAGCGTCTCCGCGCGGTGCGTTATGTACCTGTCTCTTCGTCCTGCGTTCTTCATGGCTGGTAGATGATGCGGAACGGATTGAGCAACGCTTCCAGTCCAAACTTGAGGCGGGTAGTCATGGCACCAATCACTTCCTCCTGGCGGTTCTCGTACATGTGAGCTACCAACAACCGAATGGCATGCACCACCGGTGCCGGCATAGTAGTGTATCCTGCGGTGAACGTAACCACCACAGGCGTCAAGGCGTAGTCGTATGTCGTCGGGTAGTCGCGGAAGGCGATGCGCGCGGGCTGGGTCACCTCATCGGTGTACCACAAGGTTGTGGCCAACGTAGTAAGGTCCGTCGTGTAGTCCTTGTCTGCCGTCGTTTGGTACTTCACCTCACTGATCGCGGTGACGGGTCCGATGGGGAAGTACGCTGGGCGCCAGTCGGTGAGATACCCACGCGCCGTGTAACTGCCGAGCTTGATGTTGCAATGCTCTTCCACCCAGCTGATAGCCGCGGAGCGCAGTGCGCCAATTAAAGTATCCTCCTGCGTATGCGTCACGCGCAAGTGTGACTTGAGATCAGCCACCGTAATGATAGTGTCCTGATCTACCGCGGCTCCTGTAATCTCTACTTGCATAGCCTAAAAATAAGAAAGGCCGACGCAGTGCCGGCCTTTCTCGTTATTGTGAAGCCTAGTATTAGGCCGCGTTGTCGTGGAAGGTGTATGCAGCACCGGCGTGAAGCACAGCGGCGTCAGCGTACCTGTGAATCGAGATGCGAACTTGGTGGTTCAAGTCCAGCGTGTACGGATTAATCACGATGTCAATTCCGCCGAACAGTCCGAGGACGGCAGCTTGGTTGAAATCGGCCATAATCAACGAACCATCGGCGAGAACGCCGTTAGCTGGCAACAGGTCCGTAACGTAGTACGGATAGCCGCAGCATGAAAGCTGTCCGATGTTGCTGCGGTTGATGGCAGCACTGACACTTTCTACGATGTCATCGATGGCCAACAAACCGTGCGCCACGGAGTCGGCAATAATCTGCACTCTTGAAAGGTCAACACCTGCAGCAGCCAAAGCGCCTTCACCACCGAGAATGCCAGCAGCGCTTACAGCGGCGTCAGTGTCACCGTCGCCCGTACCAATGATGGTATCGAACACCAGCTTGTCGACCTCGCGGTTCATCTGCGTCACCATGTCCTGCGTGATGAGAGCTTCAACAGCGGGACCACCTTGCAACATCAGTTGCTCGGTAACGGTAACGAAAGCACCGTAACGCTGTGGCGTGAGGTCGCTGCTTCCGATAGCCGTACCAGCGTCGGCGGCAATGGCTGCGCCTTCTGCGGGATTGCTGATGCTGGAAGCCGTACCCACTACAGGCACCTTAACGTTTCCGGTGAGGCCGTTGAGTACGCGACCGCCCATCTGCTGGAAGCGGGTAGGAGCGGCGAGAGCGGCAACACCTGCGGCGACGTTCTCAGGAACAAAGCCAGGAGAGTTGACCAAAGCAGATCCGGCACCGAATTCGCCAGCGTCACCCAAAGCACGGAGGACAGCGGCAGGAACGGAAAGCTGGCCTTTCATGTTCACGT